TTTGTTATATTCTTGCAATTCAATAAAATCCGGTGCATATTTAATATCATAATAACGCAATGCTCTCATAAAAATAGAATTGCTTGTCATGTTTACATATTCCATAAATTGATTGTTTTCTAAAAACATTTTATTTTCTCTATCAACAATAAGAATAATATTGTTTTTTGATGCAAATGTAAGCAATGGCACTGACCCAATATTTTTGCCATGATTTTCATAACTATACTGTTCTCCAAGCATAAATCCGGAATATTGTTTAAACAAGTCCGCGAAATTTGCAATCATTTTTGAATTGTTACTTTTTATTCTCAAATGAACAATTAATGGGTCTGTATAATTCGGTGCGGTGCTAGCTGAAAACGCATAATTCGTTAAAATATTCATTACTTCTGAAAACTCTACATAATTATATGTTTCCTTTACATAATTATTGTCTAAAATAGAAGTAGACACAACCGGTTTGTCATCAATGGAATATATTTCAAAATCAAGTCCTCGACATCCTTGTTTTAATACATTAATTAAATTACACGTGTCTACATAATCATTTTTATAACTTCCACCACTACAGCAATTATAAGCGGTTTTAATATAATAATCCTGTAAATTAAATTGACATTGTTTGGAGGATGCGTTCAATGGTTTAAGTTTTGTATTTAATGTGCCATAAATGTTATTCATAAATGTGCATTCCCTGCTTCTTAATCCAGTAATATATAAATAATAAAATATTCCTGAAATTATAACAACTAGACTAATAATAAAAATAATTATTTGTGGGGCATTTTTATCCATATTATTATATATAAGAAGTATTTAAAAATATAAAAATACTTATATATTAATGGGTGGAGGTCTATTAAATTTAGTAAGTCAAGGTCAGCAAAACATTATATTAAATGGCAAATATACCAATTTTGGATTACAGAAATTTCGTGTAGATTTTGATGGTTCCAGAACATTGAGATTGATTGAAGAATCCACGTTTACATTTAAAATACCTAGATATGCCGATTTATTAATGGATTGTTATATTTCTGTTGATTTGCCTTCTATTTGGAGTCCCATTTTTCCACCTCAACAAAATTCACAAAATGAAAATCCTGATTGGGTTCCATATGAATTTCAATGGATAGACAATATTGGCGCACAAATGATTAAAAATGTTACGATTACATGTGGCAATCAAACATTACAGGAATTTTCCGGTGCATATTTATTATCAATGGTCCAACGCGATTTTAGTGGTCCTAAAAATGAATTGTTTAACAGAATGATTGGAAATGTGGTTGAACTAACAGACCCAGCCAATGCGAGTGGGCGTGTAAATACATATCCAAACGCATATTATAGCCCAAGTGTTCCTGGTCCTGAACCATCTATTCGTGGAAGAACATTGTATATTCCATTAAACGCATGGTTTAATTTAAAAACGCAAATGGCATTCCCATTAGTCGCATTACAATACAATGAATTACATATAACGATTACTCTGCGTCCAATTTATGAGTTGTTCACTATTCGCGATGTAATGGATCCACTTAATCAATATCCACGAGTTGCTCCGAATTTTAATTTATATTATATGCAATTTTATCGTTTTCTTCAACCACCTCCTGACATATGTATTGGGGTAAATTCATATGTAGACACACGAACATTATGGAATTCCGACATTAATTTAAACTGCACATATTGTTTTCTCTCTAACGATGAATCAAGATTGTTTGCTTTAAATGAACAAAAATATTTATTTAAACAAGTGCGCCAAACTATTTTTTATAATGTTACAGGACCAAATAAAATACAATTAGATTCATTGGGATTAGTTACAAGTTGGATGTTTTATTTCCAACGAAGCGACGCAAATCTGCGAAATCAATGGTCTAATTATACCAATTATCCATATGGAGAGGTTCCATTTAATGTTATTCCTGCTCCCATGGATGACATGTTTCCAGTTCAACAATACGATGGATGTTCTTTGTATATTGGTCCTGGACAAAACATTGGTGGAAGCCCTACTGGTTTAATGATTACACCTATTTATACTATTGAAAACATAAAAGAAATATTAATTACATTAGGCATATTGTTAGATGGACAATATAGAGAGAACTTGCTGCCTGTGGGGGTGTTTAATTACATTGAGAAATATGTTAGAACTATGTCAAACGCACCAGATGGATTATATTGTTATAATTTTTGTTTAACGACAGACCCATTTGATTTGCAACCTAGTGGTGCATTAAACACAAATCGTTTTAATTTAGTGGAATTTGAATTCACTACAATTACCCCTGCGTTAGATCCAAACGCTCAAACACTCACTATATGTAATCCCGCAACTGGAAATATTATTGGCATTAATAAACCGACATGGCGAATTTATGATTACAATTTCAACATGGTTCTATTTGAAGAGAGAATTAATGTTGTCACTTTTGTTGGTGGTAATGCTGGATTAATGTATGCGACATAATAATAATAAATTTAAATATCTGAATGTCTTTTTGATTTAATAACCTTTTCTTTTATTAAATCAATAAATTACGAAAAATAGGAATTAGAAGAGAGAGGTCCTTCGTCTATAAATTCTCCCGTAATTGAATATCTTTTTGAATAATCCGGCATATTTGGCAGACCTGTTGGTTTATATCTTTTATCAAATAGTTTTCTCTCTTGATTAAACGCGGAACGCCACACATTTGTCCCAAAATTTGCTTGTGGTGCCGGTTCAAACTGGTATTCTCCATTACCATAAAGTTTTGCTTGTGTTCCAATATCAGTTGTTAAAGTAGAATAAGCAGGGGTAACCCCAGCCGTCAATTTGCCAGCATCATTGTTTCCTGGAACATTGTCTTTTGTAGGAGGCAATGGAGGAACAAAAGGCTGACAACCAGGACAATCTATATCTGACAAACATTGTTGTCCTGTTTTAGAACATCGCGCATTTATACACATGTTTGTACAACTAAAAGTAGTAGTTAAGGGTAAATTCACAGTGTTTGTGGTTTGACTGCTTTCTTGACTGCTTTCTTGACTGCTTTCTTGAGTGCTTTCTTGACTGCTTTCTTGACTACTAGATTCATTATCAAAACCTTCACACACTTTTTTAGACAAGACAAACAATAATAAAATAAAAAATACTGCTAAAAAAACTTTAAGCATATATATCCAAAACATTTTATTATATTATAATATGTCTGACATTGATTCTAAAAAAGATAATAGCAAAAAAATTGGTGATTATGGGAAAAAACTTGGATCATCCATTATTAAATTTTGTATACTTATTTTAATTGGTTGTTTAATATTATACGCAAGCAAATCATGTGGTTCTGGTGTTTTTGATATCATAATACCAGCATATTATATTGAAGGGTTAACTGATACCATGTTATTTAAACCTAGACAGTGCCCAAAAAAAGATGATACAACTGTAACAGATGCTTATGAGCCATTGTTAAACACACAATATATAAATCGCATACAAGGAAATGACAATCAAAGCCTATATCAAGAATTAAATTTTTCATATAATTCTGAAAAACAGTCCATATGGAAAAATTTAAACGACAAGCTGAACGAGATAAAGACAGAAATGCGCGGTAAAACAATGGGAGATAAAAATCCAACAAAGAAAAAAATGTCTTTTTTTGAACTTTTTATAAGTGGAATTATAAGTAATGTAACTATATTTAATTTAACATTCTTAAATAGTTATTTTAAATTTTTAAATAATAATTTTTCAGACAGTGCTACTATTATTTTTGGACCTTTTATTTCAATAATTATTTTATTAATAATATCAATCATGTCAATGTTTGTAACTGCTTATTATGTTGTGTATAATGCCCAATGGTTATCATTACATACAGCAGCTGATAAATATGAAGATGGCAAAGCCTATATATCAACACATAATTCACACATTGGCATTAATGGAGCTCCAATATTTTATACACCATCCAAAAATTTATTATTTTTTCCATGGTTGTTTTGGATAGGTTGGTGTATAATGATTGGTTATATTATAGCTATTATTATATTTCCAATATCACTTGGTCTAACTGCATACAATCTTTTAAAATGGTTATTTTTTATACTATTTTTGCCATCAACATGTAATGATGAACCATGTAATTTTTTTACAATGTTTGTAGATAGTTTTAAATATAAAAAGCCATTAATATCATGGATAATGTCATTGATTGTTATATCTACCTCATTTGATGTATTTGATACTGCAGGTGGGGCAATTGCTATTATTGTTTTTTTATTAGTATATTTTAATATAATTAAAATTGGATTATTTGATAAATATGTGCCTACAGATGATGAAGTGAAAACATTTGTACGAATGAATAAAGTGGATGATTTATTGCCAAAATGTGTTACCAAATATGAAGAGGTTCAGCCTGAAGCTGTTGTTGAACCTACTAATGAAGAGGTTCAACCTGAATCTGAAGTTGTTGAACCTGAGCCTGAACCTGAACCTAAAGTTGTTGAACCTGAACCTGAGCCTGAAGTTGTTGAGCCTGTCGAATCTCCTGTCGAATCACCTGTCGAATCACCTGTCGAATCACCTGTCGAATCACCTGTCGAATCACCTGTCGAATCACCTGTCGAATCACCTGTCGAATCACCTGTCGAATCTCCTGTCGAATCACCTGTCGAATCTCCTGTCGAATCACCTGTCGAATCTCCTGTCGAATCACCTATTTTTAATAACCTTGCCAAACAAATTGCCGATGAGGCCGCAGCAAAGGTTAATTCCAAGGCTGCTGAGGCTTTAAAAAATGCTACTGAAACAAGTGTAAATGCGGTAAAAGACATTCCTACTCAATAAGGCTGCTCACTTGATTGAAAAACAATCTCTTACAAAATAATAAATGAAAACAATAAATTATAATATAAATAAAGCACATATTTACATTATGTCAAAAAGGCAACCATTTGTAAGTATATGCACACCAACATTCAATCGCCGTCCATTTATTCCATATATTATTAAATGCATAGAAAGCCAAACATATTCCAAAAAAAGAATAGAATGGGTTATTATTGATGATGGAACTGATAAAATAGAGGATCTTGTTTCTCATATTCCATATGTAAAATACAGTTATTATCCAGAAAAAATGACACTAGGTAAAAAACGCAATTTAGCACATGCAAAATCAGAAGGCAGTATTATTGTTTATATGGATGATGATGATTATTATCCACCAGAACGTATTTCACACGCAGTCGAAACCTTGAAAGCGAATCCATCCGCGTTGTGTGCTGGGTCAAGTATGATGCATATTTATTTTAAACACATTAATCAAATGTATTCCTTTGGACCTTATGGACCAAATCATTCTACTGCAGCAACATTTGCTTTCAAGAGAGAATTATTATCACACACCTCTTATGAAGAAACTGCTTCATTGGCAGAAGAAAAACATTTCTTAAAAAACTATACAATTCCATTTGTTCAATTAGAACCATTAAAAACAATCTTAGTTTTCTCTCATGTTCACAATAGTTTAGATAAAAAGACATTGATAGAAGAAAATAATCTGAATCAATTCGTAAAAGTATCGCCAGTAAAGGTGAGTGATTTTATTAAAGAACCAGAATTAGTAAATTTTTATATAAATGACATTGATGCTTTGTTGGAAAAATATACACAAGGCAAGCCCGAAAATAAACCAGATGTCATGAAACAGTTGGAAGAAATGACCAGAAATAGAGAGAAAATGGTGTTGGAACATCAATTACAACAAACTCAGCAACAAGCATATCAATATATTCAACAAATTCAATCACAATTATCACAAGCCTTACTTGAAAATACCCATTTAAAAGAAAAAAATGAATATTTAGAAAACAAAATAAAATCTATTATAACTCAACAAATAAACAGTTACAAAAATAAATGAAATTAATATAAAGATATTTAAATCATTATACTAAATGTATAATGATGATAGATTCCATCCTACTGCAGCATTAGATAATGATGAATTAAAACCATTATCTAACACAAATGATTTTGAAGACCCATATTTGAATAAAATAAAAAAATCATATATAGACAACAATGGGAAAAAACAATTTTATACGTTAGAATACTATTTCAATGGCGATGTTGGAAGTCAAATAAGAAATGCTATAACAGGAGTAAAATACAAGAATTGTTTTGTTGGAACAAAAAGCGAATGTCATTTATTCAAAACAAACATGCCTACTATGAATAATTCATCGAAACCACATATTTTATTTTATAACAGTCCTCAAGAATATGAATCGCATCAATGCGTCGTCTTGTCCGAAAAGACAATTCAACGATGGCTAGACAAACATATTTCTAACTCTGTATAAAACCAAGAAATCATTCAATCTTCATCATCGCTGGTATCTATTTCAATTTCAACATTGTCAGCTATATTATCATTTGTATATTTGGTAATATATCTATAAATTCGGTTAATGTCTAATTTAGTAATTTCATAATTTTCCAAATAAACAACTAATTCATTATCATTATATTTACTTTTTAAATCAAGGAAGAACGCAAATACGTCTTTTTTATCCATTCCCAATTGCTGGCACAAATTTTGTATAAACAATGTATTATTATATTCTGTAGAAAATTTAGTAAGCACTTTTGTAAAACGAACATCCGCAATATTAAATTTACGTTTTTTCTTAAAACTAGAATGATATAAATGATTGTTTTTAAAGGTTTTAATTAACGAACTCATTTCATTAAATTGCCATATTTGTTTTTGAAATGTAACTCTATCAATGTAATCTGCGAAACAAAGGTTGTCTAGTTGTTTAATATAAAATGGAATCGATACATTTGGTTTCATTTTATCAATAACTTCAATAATATTTTCGTGCCATAATAAACCAATAATAGTTCTATCTGTTTCATTTATAACAGCATTATGTTCTTCAATATTAAATGGTTGGGTGATTATTTTTTGAACGATTTGTTTTGTATCATCATTGTATGTTTTTAATTGAAATACATCTTGAATAATTTTCGATTGTAATATATCTTTTTTATTCTGATAAATATTCCATAGATTATGTAATTTTTTTAAATCTCCTTGAATGTATTGTATAAACAATGGATCCAAAGTAGGCATTATTTCTTTAACAATTGTATTAATTTGTTCTTGAGTCGGTGTTTTTAATTCAATTGTATTACACACCTTCATCAATTCTTTAATTTTTTTGTCAATGTGATAATTACCAATACAAATAATAGGATTCATTGTAATCTCTTCTAATTTCTGTTTTTTTGTTTTTTTAGGGCGTATTAATTTAATAAGGGTGTTTATTCCTCCCTTGTCTCCATTATTCATGCCATCTATCTCATCCATTATGATTGCTATTTTTTTAATTTTTTTATGAAATAAGCTCATAATATTTTTATCGGACATGTTATGTTGTGAAATGGTGTCAATAATCGATTTATTACGAAAATCTCCTGCGTCATATTTGATAATGTCATAATCTAATTCTTTTAAAATGTTAATGATAAATGTAGTTTTGCCTGTTCCAGGTTCTCCATAAATATAAATCCCTTTTTTAATGCTATTATTTGATTTGTTTTGGTCAAACATTGCGAGTGTTTGTTTTACAAATAATACATTTTCTTCACGATTTAAAATTGCGTTTAGATTTAATTGATTCATTCTTTTTATTTTCTAATTCTTTTATATGAGTTTTTTTTCATCAGTAAAAAAGATGTTTACTAAAACAACCCGCAGAAAAGAAAGTGAAAAAGGGGTAGAAATGTCGGGGAATGTAAAACCAGTATATACAAGAAAAATAGTTGGGGTATCTCCAAAAAGACAACATCGTATAATGAATAGTCCACCTTTAAGAAAAAAAACAAATCGGCGTGGTCGTCATTTAACACCAATTAAATCTATGACACCATCTAGCACACCTCAAACAATTTCTATGCCTAGATCCATTTCAAGATCCAAATCAAGAAGTCCTTTGCCTCCTTTACAAATACCAAAATCATCATCTTATAATTCATCAAGGTCTAAATCAAGAAGTAATTCAATGTCTAAATCAAGAAGTAATTCAATGTCTAAATCGAGGTCTAAATCAAGAAGTAATTCAAGGTCTAAATCAAGAAGTAATTCAAGAAGTAATTCGAGGTCTAAATCGAGGTCTAAATCAAGGTCTAAATCAAGAAGTAATTCGAGGTCTAAATCAAGAAGTAATTCAATGTCTAAATCAAGAAGTCCTTTGCCTCCTTTACAAATACCGAAATCATCATCTTATAATTCATCAAGTTCTGCTACTCGACGAAAAAGACAACAAGGACAAAGAAGACGTAGACATCCAAATTATACAAAACATAGAATATATAGAGCAAGATTGAAAACATCTCCATGTCGTAAAATAAAACCAGGTGCAAAATGTAAACTACGAACTCAATGTAAATATGCAATGGGTAATATTCGCCAATTTTGTAGAAAAAGAAAAAACATGCGTATTAGACATTAACCTATTTTAAACCATATCTTTTAGTACGATTTTTACGACGCTTGTGTGTTTTGTTACGACGCTTACGTGTTTTATTACGACCTCGACCTAGATTATTTTCATTCAATTGTTCAATGGCATCATTTAACATTTGAGTAAACGATGTGGCATCAGGATCCGAGGATAGATCAGGATGAAACATTAGATATATTTTAACTTTAAGTTTTTTATTAAAAACTTGATCTGGTGTTATGTTTAATAATTTGTTTGCTCTAGTAACAGTGTTAATGGGATAATGATTATGGCTCATCAATTTAAATCTAGCACGCCATTCTTCAATTGTTGTTGGCGGAGGCAACACATCGACATCATCGAAATTCTCAGATACTACAGATGACCTCGAGCCAAAATCCCTACGCCTATAGCTATTTTGTTGGTTTTGTCGACTTTGACGTTGTCGGTAGCTACTTTGTTGTCGTCGTCGGTGTCTATAACTTTCTCCTGGGTCTTCTTCTTGTTGTTTGCTTTTACTTTGTTCTTGTCGTTTTTTTCGTTGTTCTTGCGCGCTTTCAAAATGTTCTTGTCGTTGTTCTCGTGCACGTTCAAATTGTTCTCGTCGTTGTTCTCGTGCACGTTCAAATTGTTCTCGTCGTTGTTCTCGTGCACGTTCAAATTGTTCTCGTCGTTGTTCTCGTTCTTTTTTAAATTGTTTATCAGTTATGCCTTTTTCTTTGGCAAGTGCTTTTCTTCTATATCTTGATCCTTTTTTTATGCTTACATTTTCTTGAGTTTCATCTCCACTAAATTCTACAGCTGTGCCATAATTATCCGAATCATCAGATGTGTGCTGACTCATATATATATATATATACATATATATTATTTTTAGTAAATTAGGGTTGTTATGTATTACATGGGTTAGGCACTCCATATGTAATTCCATCCCAAGAAAGACCACAATTAGTTGCCCAATTATATTTACTACATAATTCATTGCTGCCTGTAAATGCTGGAGTAGTAAAATCTTTTGTGTAATGTCCACCGGATGATGTATTCTTGCAACTTCCTAAATCCTTAACATTAACACATTGTCCGCCATTTCCAGAAAGATCAATCCAATAATCAGGACAATCGCCAATTATAGGGGGCCACTGCTCTTTTTTTGACTGTTTAATTGTAATCCCAATAAATAATAATGTAACAATTAAAATAACTAACGCAATAATTAAAACATATTTTTGAAAACTTCCAATATCCATATAATTGAAATATATTTTTCTATTTCAATTATATAATGAATTATAACGGCAGGGTAGATTTAAAAACTCCCAATACAAGTGCTTTATTTACAATGTATGATAAAATACCAGCAAATCAATGTTCTACATTTAGAGATCCCACTCAAGGGCTTTGGTCAGAAACTACATTATCTAAAGTATTTTTTTCAAAAGAAAATATCCAAATAATACAAAACGGCATTCGTTATGGTGTATATAATAAATCAAATAATCAATATTTGGTAGGTGAACAGGACTGTGATTCTCTTAAAATAATAATGAGAAGCATTTTTTTACAATATTCCGCAAATAAATTAGGGAACATTCCCGACCAAGTGAGACAACTAAATCAAATGATATTAAATTATTGTATTGCTCAAGTGTATTCCGAGGCGCAAGGATACATAAAATATTTATATGATGTCAGTACATTAGCTGTGCCAATTAGTCATCCAATAATGGCGAATAATAATGATCGAGAATTGGAATTGAAACCATGGTTTTAAACCCCTTGAAGAATTAGAATTGGACAAAGTCCCATTCTTTTCTTAAGGGTGAGTGACCGGTAAGTTGAAAATTAGGACGCTGTAAGCGTCCCATTTTAAATGAAGCTAAAAGGAGCTTCGCTCCTTCATGATGAAGCGTAGCTTCATTTACGCTTCATCATGAACCTTAATGGCGAACGCCATTAAGGTTTTAAATCTTCGCCGGTTTAGACCGAACCCTTTTTCATCTTTTTCGTCTTGATTTTGTCCTGTTTTTTTGTCTCTGATCCACCTTGTTTTAAATTGCTTGTACTAATTCCATAATTTCGTTCTCTTTTGTAAATAATATATTCTTGCCGCAGCGCATCCAATTCGCCATTCCACATTTCCATAATTGTTTTATTTCGAATACTTTCAAGTTCCACACATTTTATAGAATATTCACGAAATAATTTATCCGCATTTTCTTCCGTGACACTATCCATGGGCATTTTCGTCAAATATTTATATTCACAGTCATTGTCAACAATCGCATACCCTTTATTTGTCAACATTTCAACAACCTGCTCTTTTTTCTTTTTTCGCAAATCAATTGTATCCTCCAAATTTTCACGAACATAATTTGTCTTATTTCGCAAAATAATCAACTCTTGTTCCAACGCAGCAATTAAATATTCTTTCCTTTTTTTATATAAAGACAATCTTATCTCAAAATAATCATCTATAATTTCTTCAATTGTATCATATTTTTTCAATGTATCATGAGCATCAAATAAATGCATGTTCGTATTACTACTAGTAGAATACAATTTAAATATTTTTTCAAGACCATTACAACCATAATCACATGTCATGGTTTCCAATTCTTCCAGTTTACCTTTTGACAATGTAATTGTAAAATCAATATTCGTGTCTTTGCTCATATCATTATAATCTTTTACAACAGGCACAATTTTTTTGCCTGTTTTATCAACCGAATCTGTCAATGTTTCCAAGTGCTCTTTAAAGTCTTCTGTCCAAAACCCAACAGGCAACTCAGTAATATGAATCTTATCCGACGCGATTTTTGCGTATTTACCTTTAAATAAGAATTTACCCGTCGTGATTTTCTCTATTTGACCTTGAAACCCTTCATAATATGGGAGAAAGTCTATACTTGTTGTCTTTAGCTCTTCTGCTGGCAACAATTTATATTTCAAATAATCAATAATTTCTATCGGATTATAACACATAATGTCAGTGCTAAATCCGGTGCCAATGCCTTTTGATCCATTTACTAAAATCATCGGAATAATTGGTGCGTAAAAGATAGGCTCAACAATCAGACCATCATCATCCAAATACTTCAAAATAGCATCATCTTCTTTTGGAAATATAGAACGAGTTATTTTATTCAATTGAGTATAAATATATCTTTCTGACGCATGGTCTTGTCCGGTTCGTCTAGTTCCAAACTGACCATTTGGCATTAATAAATTAATATTGTTTGAGCCAATGAAATTTTGCGCCATTCCAATAATTGCGGCATTTAAACTCGCTTCTCCATGATGATATCCTGAATGTTCAGAGACATATCCACTAAATTGAGCAACTTTTATTTCCGTTGTTAAATTCTTTTTAAACGCAGAATACAATATTTTGCGTAAACTAATTTTCAATCCATCCATTAAATTAGGAATGCTTCTGTCACAATCATATTTTGAGAAATGTATGAATTCTTTATTGATAAATTCTTCATATGAAACACTCGTGTTATCTGTATTTAAATAACTATCTCGATTGTATTTTTCTAACCATTCTTTTCTATCACTTGCGCGTTTTTTATTAAATATTAAATCAATTGTCTCATCACTTTCTTTGCCTGTATGTTGAAATCCAACAATTTTCTTTTGTTGAAAATATTCACGAAATTCTTTTCCAGTGCTTGTTCCAAGACCTTTATAATATTTGATTTTCCAATTATTCATATTTGTATTTTCTTTCCATTCATTGTATTCACCTTCATTATAAAAGATAATGGTTTGATTACCCTTGTGTGCCTTTAAAATCGGCGTATTCATAAACCCAATAAATCCCGGTATTTGCAAAAGAGCTGACCACTGTGTGTGAAACAAATTAATACATAACCCTTTAATATGATGACCATCCAAATCAGCATCTGTCATAATAAGAACACGACCATATCTCAAATCATTTGTGCCAATGTATTCACGACCAGTTTCTAATCCAAGTATTTTTTTAATTTCAGCAATTTCCTTGTTCTCACTAATTTTTTTAATGTTTTCTCCACGCACATTTAATATTTTTCCCTTCATTGGATATAC